TATATCATAGACTATCTTTAATAAATATAAACACAGGCGAAAAGAGCGAAGAGGGAGGTATTTTTACAGAATATTACAATTTTAAGTGGGTTGTATTAGGTTACTATGAAAAAATGAAGTCTTTATATGTAAATAAAGACTTTGTGTATCTTGGTAATAAAGGATATGCATCATATTACGAGAAACAAGACCACTTTATAAATTTAGAGACTGATACTGTAACTAAAAATATTAAAACAGGAACAGTTTGGACTTGTGTAGATATTCAAGTAAAGCCAAGAAAAAAGGGTGATGGAATGTACACAGATAAAAGAAGCCCAATTGTTTTAATATTTAATAATCCTCAATATGGAAAACATTATTGTTATATAGAAAACAATGAAGGGAAGCCTTATAAAAATATTTATGAAGAAAAAATGCCATTAGTTTGTGGTAAATTTCAATTAAAATCCTATTATGATAACGCAAGATCTTTAAGTATTGCTGCAAAAAACAAAAGAAAAGCAGATTTGACAAAAAAATATGGTGCTTCTAATGCGAACTTGATTTTGCAAGGTAAAATCAGAATCGGAATGACTAAGAATATGTGTCTTGATTCTTGGGGAAGTCCAAGTGATATAAATAAAACGATTGGATCATTTGGAGTACACGAGCAATGGGTTTATGGACTTGGCTCTTATGTTTATTTTGAAAACGGAGTAATAACAACTATCCAAAATTAATGTAATAAAAATTATATTGCCCCGTTCCCCACAGTTCGGGGCTTTTTTATGTCCGAACTCCGCAGGCTTCTGAAACGGCAAAGAAAAACTTAAAAAAGTTTCCCGATTATTGCATAATTACCAAAAGGTTATTATATTTGCATAGTCATAAGACAGAGTGCACAATGTATGATGACGAAGAAGAGCTAAAGGCTCGGATTGAAGCTGCGGAAAAAGACCTTAGCTTCTTTTCCCTCTACTGGGATGATATTCGGGAAACCGACTGGATTTCGGACGAGGAGCTTGAAGGAAGTGTCAATGATGCGTTAGACGATTTGATTGATGCCAAAAACAAGCTGAAAGAAAGCGGTAGTCCCCCATAGTGGGGCTACCTTTTTCAAGAAACTAAAAACAACACTATCATGGACGTGAAATTAGAACTTAAGAGATGGAAGGCCGATTTTGCTTTGGTAAATACGAAAGAGCAAAAGGCAGAATATGACAAGCGGTTTAAAGCCTTTCTCGCTTCGTTGTCTTCGGTAGAAAAGAAAGAGTTCGCACAGGCGTATAGAGAAGGCGCAAGAGAGGCCATAGATGAAGCTAAAAAAATCTCAAAGATTATTGATCGTAAACAAAAACTTGACAATATACTTGGATTTGCTTCTATGTCATATATTGCAGAGCATTATTTTGGCAAGTCTCGCCAATGGTTGTACCAGCGTATAAACGGCAATATGGTAAACGGCAAGCCGGCTGATTTTACCCCGGATGAATTGAAGGTGTTTTCTGTTGCTTTATCCGAACTTGGAGATCAGCTTAAACGCGCCTCCGTTGCAATATTATAGATAAAGTGAAGCGGCCTCTCTTCCTCTGGCACTACCACCACTCCGGCAAGTCCTACGAAGCAACCTATCAAATGTAACATATAGCCCGGTCAGCCGGGCTTTTAGTGAAAGGAAAGGATAACTCAGATAGGATAGACTGGGTAGAAATGGACTTTTAAGAGTGAAATAACGTTATTTTGCTACTTTTATCAAAAGAAAAGTTTATCAATTAGGTTTATGAAGTATATTTGCATCAAACATAAGGCTGCAATATGTAACATTATTGCTTAATCTTTTGTTTTTTAATAAAGAAGGTATGGAAAAATTAATTGATTTCGATAGCTCTACAACTGTTGTGTCTCCATTTAAGGAAATGGCTGCTTATGAAGCGATGTGGAGTAAAGATAAAACCAGTTTTAACTCCATAGCTCAACTATTTGCGGCTAATCCCATGAGCCTTCCATCCAGTTTTGTTTCTGAAATAGAAATACGTAAATTTTCGGATCTGTTGGTAACAAAACTCAAATCTGAAAATGAGATTAAGCCTAATATTATGATAAGCAATACATTTGATTATCCAGATAGGCTTAGAGACGCAAAATATCCAGTAGAGATACTTTATTATTCAGGGAATATAGAATATATAAATACCAGAGGAATTGCAATTGTCGGTTCCAGAAAGCCAAGCGAATATGGACTAAGGAGAGCACGAAAACTTGCCACATTGCTGGTAAAAGATGGTTTTACTATTTATTCAGGATTGGCAGATGGTATAGACAGTATGGCCCATTTAACCGCAATAGAAAATGGCGGAAGGACTGTTGCTGTGATTGGAACGCCTTTGGATGAATTTTATCCAAAACAGAATAAAAACTTGCAGTTATATATTGCGAAAAAACATCTTCTCATAAGCCAAGTTCCTTTTATTCGTTATGCTTCTCAAAATTATAAAGTAAACAGATTCTTTTTCCCAGAAAGAAATAAAACGATGTCTGCTTTGTCTGAAGCAACTGTTATAATAGAGGCCAGTGAAACGTCTGGTACTCTAATACAAGCTAGAGCAGCATTAGATCAAGGCCGGAAACTTTTTATTTTACAGAATTGTTTCGAAAATAAAAACATAACATGGCCTGAAAGATTTGAAAAGCAGGGGGCCGTTAGAGTTCGTGAATATGAGGATATAATTAAACACTTAGATCCAAAATGAAAAGATTGCAGAAAATAGACGAACTATCTTTACCTAACCATTGTAATATATGCGAAGATGATGAATGTTATTTCATAATCAGCTATACTTCTGGGAAGGGCTATAATTATAATCACGAAAATAGTCTTATTTCCAACCTGAAAAAAGGAATGGATAAAAAAGGCAAACCGGAATGGGGGTACAAAATCAAAGCAATCAAAGAATGTGCTAGATATTTAAAAGAAGTAGACATTCCATCTGCTTTTTCTAAAAATATAACATTAGTCCCTATACCTCCGTCAAAGGCAAAAAGTGATCCTGAGTATGACGATAGGCTTAGCCAGGTCCTTCATGAGGCATTTGGGGACGAGTTAGACATTAGAGAACTTATTATACAAAAAGAAAGCACTCAAAGTTCTCATACTTCGGATGAGAAAAGAGACCCAAAGAAAATAGCTCAAAACTATGAGATAAACGAAGTGGAGGCTAAAGAAGTCAAAAACTGTATTATTTTATTTGATGATGTTCTAACAACTGGAGCTCATTTTAAAGCGGCAAAAAGTGTATTATTGGAATCATTCCCAAATTGTAAAATCAAAGGATTATTTATAGCAAGAAGAATCTATGAGCAAATGTATGATTTTGACTTGCTTAGTTTGACATTAAAGCCGGAATAACCTCCGGCTTTATTTTTATCCTCTTTCCTCCAACACCTTTTTAAGCCTTTGCAACCTCAGTATATCACTTGCAAAGGTTGGATTATCCCAATTCCTCTTAACCGATCTGACATGCACATCGATGTACTTTCTCAAATCGAATATATTCTCACACTCGCTTAACCGGATCTCGTTAAACGTCACTTGGTAGTTTTCAAACCAGGTTATTAGTTGTTTTAATTCTTCGCTCATGGTGTTTTTCGGGCAAAGGTAACTACGAAAAGATATTTTATCAACAATGTATTGTTGATATGAGGATTAATTTGTAATTTTGTGCAAAGGCCTAATTTTAAAATAGTATTTTATGTCTTCACAGCAAGGGCCTTTTATACCCCAAAAGAAGCAAGTTGATGTGTTTTGTCCTATTCATGGCAACTGGATAGGGCATTATGATTATGGCAGTATTGGATCTTATTACTGCTGGTGCAAAAAGTGTAAAAAAGAAATCAAAATCGTAATGGGAAAATGAAACTTACAATCAAACAAGAAAACTTTTGTAATTACTACATAGAATGTGGCAACGCTTCGGAGGCTTATCGGCGGGCTTATTCGTGCGGTAAAATGTCAGATAAAACGATATGGGAAGTGTCTTCTAAATTGCTTAAAGACAACAAGGTTGCTACAAGGGTTAAAGAGTTACAAGATGAGCAAAAAGAACAATCTGATCTTACAAAAGATAGAATATTGGCAGAACTATCAAACATTGCATTTTCCTCTATAGCTCATCTGCATAACACATGGATAGAACGTAAGGACTTTGAGTCACTTACCGAAAAGCAAAAGTCTTCGATCAAAAGCATATCCACCAAAATATTAAAGAAAAATGTCGGAACTAATGAAGATCCCGAAATTATAGATGTGGAATATGTTAAGGTCGAATTATATGATAAGATTAAAGCTATAGAGCGTATTTGCAAGATGCTCGGATATGACGAGCCGACCGTTTTGGATTTAAGAAATGCCCTTGTCCAGATTGATACCGGTATTGATTAATGTTCTATATTTAAGATTTGCATTTGCTTTGTTAGAAAAATATCGGGGTTTATAATTTTATTTATGTTTTAAATTTTAGATTTTGTGGATAAGAAGATAATAAGCTATAAGAGGTTCAATCCCAATTTTCATCATTTAAGAGTTACTCTTAAGAATGATGACAATAGGTTTATATTCTTATTCGGAGGATCTTCTTCGGCTAAATCTTTTTCGATTTCGCAAGCTATTGTGTTGGAGTGTATTGAGAATGGATATAACACGATGGTGTTTAGAAAAACTGGAGCTACTATATCGGATAGTATATATAAGAGTATTCAGGAGGCTATAGGAGGCTTAAAACTTGGCGCATTCTTTAAGCCGGTAGAGGGGCAGATAAGGTGCTTTAATGGTTCATATATCACTTTCAAAGGCTTGGATGACCCCGAAAAAATAAAAGGCCTTGAAAGTTACCAATATGTATTCTGCGAAGAAATATCCGAATTTGATGAAAGTGACTTTAAGCAGATAAGGAAACGCCTTAGAGGTAGGAAGGGGCAAAAGATCATTGCTGCATTTAACCCCATATCCGAAGACCACTGGATTAAGAAGAATATATTTGAGCAGGAGAAATTGGTGGAAGTTGACAATCATCTTTACGGGAAATTAAAAGATAATCTAACAGGGAAGATATTAAAAAAAGAATATTCTGAAATCGCCCAGAAATGGACTAATTCCGCTAAGTTAATATTTAATCCTCGAACAAAAGAATACGATACACATAACCCTGATATGGTGATTATGCGGTCTACTTATCTTAATAATTTCTGGGTAGTAGGTTCTCCTGATGGGAGCTATGGTTTTTATGATGCCCAAGTGATAGCCGACTTTGAAAAAGATAAAGTAAATGATTACGCGTATTATCAAGTATACGCGCTGGGGGAATGGGGGACCGTTAAGACTGGAGGGGAGTTCTTCAGAAACTTCGAGATTGGCAAGCACGTCGGTCGTTGCGAGTACGATGAACGTTATCCTATCCATATAACTATAGACAACAATGTGCTACCATATATATCAATCGGATTTTGGCAAATTATTACGGGCGATGTAAATAGCGCAAGACAAGTTCATGAGATACCGGCAGAAGATCCTTTCAATACAGCATCTAAGGCTTCGGAGGCAGCGGTGGAATACCTCGAGGATATTGGTTATAACGACAAGGTGTATCTATATGGGGATGTGTCGACAAAGAGCGGTAATACAATCGATGATGATAAACTCTCTTTTTTTGACAAATTTAAGGATGGTCTGGAAAAATCATTTGTCGTCGAAGAGAGGATGCCCAGAGTAAATCCATCTGTCGCCATGTCGGGGGAATTTATCAATGCCATTTATGCTGGCGCTATAAAAAGTATAGATATTAGAATAGATGAAAGTTGCAAGGTTTCGATAAATGACTACTCTCGTGTAAAGAAGGATGTGAACGGAGCAATCTTGAAACAGAGGGTTAAAAATAAAGATACAGGGCAGACATATGAGCAATACGGCCATTTTAGTGATACGAAGCGATATTTTATAACGGAGGCTTTTAATAAAGAGTACACGAAGTTTTCTCTTAGAAGAAGTAGAAATAAGATTTCTGATACCTCTATAAAGTATTATGACAAGTCAAAGGTCGACTTGTCTGAAGGATATGGCATGGTCGAAATCAACCCTTCCATCAATTCGCAATCTGTGTTTGTCAGGGTTATATTTAAAGATAACAAATGCTATGTCACAAGGGCAATGTTATCTGATACCATTATAGATGAGCTTGAGGTATCCTCGTTGATTGTTCCAGGTGATAGAGTTCAGGTGGAATGCGATCCTTCACTTGCGGCCTATGTCAAAAATTTAAAGGATCATGTCCAAGATGTTAGAGGCAGAAAGCCTTTCCTAGACCCTCAAAAAAGGATATCTGCTCATATCGATTATATCCAGAACAACATATTCATCCCGAGTGATTATGATACGGATATTCTTTTTGAAGCGTTTATTGAAAACATCCTTGACTACAAGGATAAGAATAACATAGAAGCTATAAATTCATTAGCGGCATTATCAGAAAGGGTTAAGAGGGGCTTATATGTCGGATAGATTTTATTCTTAATTGTTTGTTCATCTGAAAATAAGCACTATATTTGTAGCGTATAAAAGAAAATAAAGAGCCTAAGAGCCATTCTCAGTAGAAATACTGGGGATGGCTCTTTTTGTTTGTACAAAAATGAAATATCCTTTATTACAAAAACTTGCTTTTTGGAAATCTAACTGGAATAGCAGTTCGAAATCTTTTTCTATGGTAGGTAATGTGAATGCCGTAGAAAAAGATCAAGCAGGGAACATTTGGTATATAAATGCATTATCAAAAGGACTACAACAAATTATTGGTGGCAAATCTGACGTTTTTGATATGCTTAACCTTGCTGACAAAAGAAAGGCCTTAATAGCCTGCACTCCTTTTGCAACTGTTGTTGAGAGATGCGGTTCTATGTTTTCTAACGGGCGATTTTATGTGACGGATAATGAGCATTTGGATGGAGATAATAAATACAATAAGATAAGGACCTTGCTTAAACGGCCTAACCCAATTCAAAGTGGAAAGCAATTTAATAAGCAGGTTGAAATCACCCTCAAAACTTTTGGCTTTTGCCCTATTTATACATTTAGAGCTTTGAGATCTGAAATACCGGTTTCGATGTGGATTATTCCCCCTGAGCTTTTCCACGCTGAAGTAGATGCTAACATATGGAAGAAATCAAGATTAGAGGAAGTTATAAAAAAGGCATGGATTGAATGGGGGAGTGAGAATATCTATATAGAGAGTGATGAATATTTTGTTGTATCTGATGCGAGTGCTAATATTAATGTAACTGAAAAAGAGTTGTCTTATATCCATATAACAGACTCTCTTACTAGGCCGGTTAACAATTGGATTGCTCAAATGATTGCAAGAGGCACATTGATCGTTGATGGTGGTCCAAAAGGCGTATTGTGTAACGATGCCAATGGTGATATATATGGGGATAATTCTCTTACCCCAGGAGAGAGTGAAAAACTAAACGAAAGTTTTAAACGTAAATATGGTGTTGTAGGTAAACTTTTTTCAGTCCTTGTTACTACCGCAAATGTAAAATGGGTTCCAATTACGGGCAATTCGGAAGATTTAAAATTATATCAAGAAGATAAAGAGTGTCGCAATACCATCTGCAATTCATTAGGGATAAATCCTAATGTTTTGATATCAGATAGCACATACGACAATCAGAACGGGGCAAAACGAGATGCCTATCAAGACTTGATCATACCTGATTCTGAGAATTATTGCGAAGCCCTAACAAAGGCTATAGTAGGGGATGATGAGATAATTATAAGATTGGATTATTCTCATATATCCGTGCTCCAGGAAGATAAGAAAAGTGCTGCAAGTGCTTTATCTCTTGCTTCTAATGCGGTTCGTAATTTATACAATGATGGTATCATAACATTGTCCGAATCCAGGAAAGAAGTAGCTAATTATATAGATATAGATCCGGACAATCCTGAAGGTGACTTTAAACAAGAATCTCAATCAATAGAAAATAATATACAGAATGGCACACAAACTGAAAAATAAGAAAAAAGAATCAATAGGAATGCAGTATAAGGCTTTTTCTTTTGAGACCAAAGATATAACGATCAATTCTGAGAGTCGCAGAATTTCTGGATATGCTGCTATTTTTGGGAACAAGGATAAAGCTGGCGATATCTTAATAAAAGGATGTTTCTCAAAAAGTATACAAGAAAGAGGGCCTCAAAGTAATGCAAATGATAAGATCATCCACCTATGGATGCATAACATGAATGAACCGGTAGGTAAAATTGTTACATTAATTGAGGATGATAAAGGATTATATTTTGAGGCAGATATTGATAAAATTGATTTAGGGGATAGAGAAATTACCCAGCTGGAATCTGGCACAATCAATCAATTTTCTATCGGCTATTCTTACGTTTGGGACAAAGTAGACTATGATTCGGAGAAAGATGCCTTTATTGTAAAAGAAGTCGTATTGTATGAAATATCTGCTGTTTCTATAGGTTGTAATGGAGAAACTTATTATACAGGTTTAAAAACTGCGGAAGAAGTAGAAGATAAAGTTATTGAACTACATAGCGAAATTGAAAATAGTTTGCAGGGATTATCTATTAAAAAGAAAACAGAAATATTGGGCTTATTCTCAAAGTTTAAGGCACTTATGCTAATCAAGCCGGAGGGAGACATGAAAAGTAGGCTTCGTTCACTTGCACAAGATCAAGCCGCCGTAAACCCAAAGAAAAGCTTATTCCATAATGTGAAATTTAAATAACAACTAAAAGAAGTAGAAAGATGAGAAAGTATTTAAGAGTACTGTTTCAAAACAGCATGAGAGGAAGAAAAGAAAGATTTAAACTTTCCTGTTCTTTATTTGCAATTATGGCATTGTCACTAATTGCGGTATTTACTCTTGCCGCTAATCCTGTGGCTGGTGGTGTGTTGTTGTCTGGTCTTGGTTTAATGGCTTTTATCGATGAATCTACGCTTGATGATGATCAGAAAAAGTTTTTCAAGGGGCTGGATGACAAACTGGAAGAGTTGAATGTGAAGTTTTTGAAAGACGAGCTAGGAAAACCGGAATATCTCAAGCAGATTAACGATTTGATAAATGAGTTCAAGCAATTGAATGAAAAGAACATGTCGGATAAGATTGATAAGAAAGACTTTGAAAACTTCAAGAAAGAGGTTTGTGAACAGCTTGTTAGAATCAAAGGAGCTATGGATAAAACCCCGTCTGGAGAATTTCGTTTAAAATCAATAGATGAGCAGATCCGGGAACAGGTGAAAGAATATATCACCAAAGATCAAAGCGGAAGAGAAATGGTGGACTTAAAGGCGGCTTGCAAATCTTCTCCTGGATATAAAAAACAATTTAATCTTGTTGTCAAGGCTAATACGCCTATTACATCAACTGTGACGGCCGCATCCGGTGTGACGCTGAGTCCTGGAGTTGTATTTGATTCTACTATTTCCGCACCGCCTATGGCTGAAAGCGAAATCAGACAATTCGCTAATGTCGCGACTATCAATGCTCGGACATTGGTATATACAGAGCTTAAGGATTCTACAGGAGATGCCGAATGGGTTCCTGAAGGCGGATTAAAGCCTTCAATGACTGCAACAATCAAGGAAGTTGTTGTTAATGCAGGGAAGGTGGCATTGACAGCTACGCTGACGGAAGAAACATTAACTGATCTTCCCCAGTTAGTGGCAGAGGTTCAAGCTGAAATTATTAATAAAATCGGTATTGAAGAGGAAAATGGGATTTTATATGGTTCTGGCTCTGATGGAGAAATAAAAGGTGTTTTCACAGATATCCCCGAATATTCATTAACCAGTATCAAGGTGGACAAACCGAACAACTTTGATGCTATTATAGCAGCTTATACACAAGTTGTTTCGACATCTAAAATGAATTATGCTCCAAATGTCGTCCGCGTTAATCCTATTGATTTGGCGAATATGAAGCTGACAAAAGATGCTAATGGCCAGTATCTCTTCCCGCCTTTTACATTACAGGATGGATCTCTTATTTCGGGAGTCCAGATCCGGCCATCCACTTCCATCACGGAAGGTGAATTTGTATTGGGCGATTTTAGATATCTGAACATCCGTGACTATGTAGGATTATCTATTACGTTCGGTTGGGTCAATGACGATTTTCAGAAGAACCAAGTGACAATGATCGGCGAAAAAAGATTGTTGGCTTATATTAAGTCGAATTACAAGACTGCATTCGTCAAGGGTTCTTATGCCACTATCAAAGAAGCTATTGATTCATCTAAAGGAATAGGAGGTTAATATAATGAAAAGAGGAAAAGTAAATAAAAATGATGCAAAGAGTTACAGGTTTGAACCTTCGGATGTATATGAAGTTACCTATATTAAGGCTAAACATCATGAAATCGGAGATAAAGATTATGTGTCTCTTCCTGTCGCAATCATGTTCATAAATGAGGGTAAAATAGCCTCTACTCCTGAAATAGAAGAGGCTATTGCAAAATATGACATGAGCGGCTTAATCAAATCAAAAAATAAAAAACAGTAAATCATGCTTATAGATGAGACATTTTTCACAGGTGAACTTCATATAGAAGGAGTGATTTCGTATACTGGCGTGCCATCAAAGACTAATGAGGCTTCCAATTACGAACTTAAGTCCTTGATTGCTCAATATGAACTTGAATTTTATCATAAAATATTAGGTTATGATAATGCAAAAAAGTTTGTTGGGTATATCGAAAGTGGAGAAGGCGAAGAAAAATGGGATAATCTAAAAAACATGTTGGTCGAACAGGTAGGTAATCGGAAGGTATCTCCGGTTGCCTACTATGTATTCTTCTTCTATCTGAGAAAAAATCAAACACAGGCTACGCCTATTGGCAATGTCGAGGAAAGCTCTTCCAATAAAATTTCGCCATGTAATATCAAAATGATAAACGCATGGAATCAGATGGCCTATATGAATAGGTATATATCTGATTATCTATATGATCATAGAGATGATTATGGCGGATATTTTTTTGATGAGCATTTACTGGAATTTATGAATAAGATGGGGATATGATAAATATCGTAGATATATTCAAGGATATTAGCCGTAATACTTCTATAAGTGTTGGGATAGAAATAAATTTCCTATTTGGGGAATGGGCGCAAATAGCACGGGAAATGGAGATATTAAGCAAATCCCCTATCACTGAATCGGGCAAATGGCCACTTCTTGCTCTTTTTACCCCATTTGAAGAAGATAAAGGCGATCCCGATCTATATTGTAAAGCAAATATTGACCTGATGATAGCTACTCGCACGTTATCTGATTATACCAATGATCAGAGGCTTGCTATTTCTTACAAAGAAATCCTACATCCTGTTTACGAACATTTTATTTTAGAATTAGCCAAAGACCAAAGGTTTGATTTTGGATCTAAAAATGTCGTGCCGCACCGGTATGTGGATAATATGAGGTATGGCAGTCGAGGGGTTTATGGTTCTGACGGGAAAAAGCCTTTTGCGGATTTATTTGACGGAATAGATATATTGGATTTGGAGATAAAAGTAAAGAAACCTAATTGTAGATAAAAATGAAAAAGTACAGAGATTGCGGAAGCGAGATATTTAATACGGGATCAAGCAAATGTCCGTTTGTTCCGGATTATGTAAAAGTGATCATTCTGACACCGGAAGATATGGTGATAAAAGATGATGAACTGGAAGAAAAAATAGAAGAAATGATTCATGCGAACCGTCCGGGGCGTATCTATCCTATAGGACCTATCGCGGAATATGCACCAAGTGGTGGTGAGGCCCAAACGTCTAAACAAGGATATGGTCCTTCTCAAATTACTTCTTACTCGGAGCTTGTTGAAGCCTGGACGCTTGAAAATTACGATGAAGGACTGTTGGCGAATTTAATGAAGCTTAAAAACGAAAGAATGAGAGCTTTATTTGTGGATAAAAATAACGTTGTTTATGGTCAGTATGACACAGATACTACTATTAAAGGCTATCTGATGTCTTCTATTTATCCTTCATCAGTACAACGATTTAAAACGAGTGGAGATAATGCATCTATGGCGGTTAGCCTGGTGTATGATGATGTAGAAAAGGCTTGGATGGAAACCAAATCTCTGCAAGGTGAGACTGATTTGGTTGAAAAAGCCAAAGGCCTTGTTTGGGTAGATGTCGTAAAAGTGGGAGATAGTGGATCTAATTACAAGGTGGTTGAACATTATGGCAAATATGATTTAACAACGGCCTATGGAGCATTACTTGGAAAAACAGAAGGTGTATGGGGAGATAGTGTCAGTGCAGCCCAATACAATTCTGCTGATGGGACATTGAGTCTAACAAGTGAAAGTACACCTGCATTGTTAAGCCCAGAGCAGCTGCTTACTGCTGGTATTAAAGGTATTGAGCAATGGAAGTCGTAATGAATGGAGTTTCTTTTAATCGGGATTTATGTTCTAAAATGACAAAAAAACAATTTTTGGAAGCCCATGAAAAATCTTGTTTTTTAGATCGTAATATCGAAGATAGAAGACAAATTCTAACGGATGTTTATAGCATTATAAAAGGTAAATCAGTTGCAAACGAGGGGCTTTATTAGGCCCCTCTGTGTTTTAATATGGGTACTATAGCGGGAGTTTCAAATGCCGTAAGGATGTTGAAAAATAATTTCATGCCAGAGGTTACAAATAGCCTTCGTGAAAGTGAGGATCTGATTCATGATTTGATCACCGACCAACTAATGGCCGGACTTGATGAAAATAGAAAACAGATAAGGCCTACATATCTTCAAGACCCTTACTTCCGGGAAACGACAAAGACGGAAAAAGCAGCGAGAAAAAAGGCGGTATGGTGGAGAGATATGAAAGAACGTGTCACGCCGCCTGAAACGTCCAATATTTTAAAGTTTCCTCCCCGAAATAGGAATACACCTAACCTCATAATAACAGGAGAGTATCATAGAAGTATTACCCCTGTTGTTGTGGATGGGAAAGACGGAGGGAAGATTGTAACCAGATCTATCGGTTTTTATGCTGGAGATAATGCGCTTGAAGAAAAATATGGTCCATCGCATTTAGGATTGACGAGAAAAGCAAAAAAGTATTTGCTGGATAATCGTATAAAACCAGCGATTGAAAATTTACTAAAAAAATATGGATTCAAATGAATGCGAAAGCTCCTTGTAACTGTTCGTCCCAAAATAAGGCTATGGCCAACCGAGAAAATATGAGAAGATTGGCAAGTAAAGCCGCCAGAATGGATCAGCGTATCTATGTTATTATTCGTAAACATGATGATACGTACACTTTTGAACCAATTGATGCAATTGGAACTAACGGAGATATAGTAGAATATGTACATTATTTATAACGATCAAAATGGAACTTAATGATTTAACTTTTTCACTTCAGAATGGAGTTTATAAAACATCTTTCCAGCCAACAGGTGATTTTAGAATACATATTAAACGACAAGCGTCTGGTCGGTTGTCGTTCTTTGAAACAATAACAGGATCTGATCCTGTTGCTTTTGGAGTTATAAATTGGACTCTTCCTAACTTTGAGGCAAAAGTACCCGATGTGAGTCCTGGAATGACCATTGTTATTGAAAGCGAGACTCCTGTTATAAAATGCCAATACACTTATGAATGATCTTGCGTTGAAAACATTAGAGCCAAGAGAATTGAGGCTAAATACAATTAGTCTTCGGGGGTTCTATGGTAAAAAGCTACGGAAGGGTTCCGGTGGCGGTTCCAGCGACGGCTTCCCGCAACTTCCGGGTGATGTTACGCGCTGGCATTTCGGCGGCCTGACGAACGAGATGATGGCAGCGATGGACGATCCGAGGATTGAGGATGCGGATGGCAAAGGTAGGTTCCTATCCTTCAAGAATTTCGCTTGGGGTGGAATGAGTGGAGTAGGTGGTTATGTTCAGAATTTTAATAATTTCAGAAACAATACTACTGTAGATAAAGTAAGAATTGATGAGCAAAGTAGCAATTCTATTAAAGTAACTATTTTAAATACAAAAATAAATAACGCTATTTATATACCAAAGAATATTTACCAATTTAATAAATCTTATTTCATAAAAATATCAAGTGAAGGATACGATGAAGGTGATATGGCTTTATCATTTTATGCATCTTCTACATCAACAGCAACAACAGTAACGGTATCATTAAACCCTAATGGCATCACTGAAATTCCTGCAATAAAAGAAGATGATTTTTTAGCTGTTTATCTTAATGTTGGGGGCAAAGTGGGATCAATTACCATTGAACAACTACCCCTCTACCCCGGCTTTATCCTCGGTGACGGAGTAGACGACTTTGCAGTTACAGAGAAGGAGCTTAACTTCGAGGATACCTATACGGTGTACACGGCGTTTATTCCGTTTCAGAATAATCCGTCAAGGAATATGATTTTGTGTGGAGCTGATAGCAAAAAAAACTTTTTCCATGCAATATTCGTCTTTGGTTTATGTATCTTTTATAGCGGGTAATAACTATTATATAAATGCTAATTTTGTTAATGGGCTTAATTTGTTTGCTTGTAAACGAAATGGTAATAATATATGTATTAAGAACTTATTAACTAATAAAGTTGTAACAGGTACGTGTGGGGACTGGGTGGAAAACGCTGGGCTATATTATTTATGGAAGAATGCAACTTATGCATCTTTTGCTAGAGCAGCTATTGCTGGTCAAACAATCTGTAATGGATATTTCTCTACCGATGAAGACGATGAAAAGGTTCTTGATTGGTATAAGAAGCAATATCCCTGGCTCTTCCCCGACCAGGCATGGACAGTGGTAGGCAAAACCAACGAGGACGAAGATCGTGCTACTATTGCCAACATTACGGGCAATGGTAATAATCTTGTGCTGTCTAATTTTGGGTTTGCAGAAGGGAGTGGATACGGATTGTATGCATATAACTTCAACTCATTTAATCTTAAAGATAATGCAGTTAAGCCCACAGATGTAAAAAAAGATTCATTTAGAATAATCGGAACTGGGGACAACCGTAATGTTTTGATTTTATTAAACGAATCTGATTCTGCTGATTGGAAGATACGTATCACAGGCATGAAAGAAGGTGATCGTTGTTTAATTGGAAATGCAAACAAAAGCGGTGAATATATTAGCGTTAATAAAGATGGTACATACACTTTCCAAAAACAGTATGCAGCAACTTCTACGAATGGTATATGGTATAATTCTTCACAAGAAGTAGATGTTTTAGTTGAACAAATCCCCGAATACGAAGGATACCTCATTACTGATGGGGTGGACGATGAAATAATCAGTGCTAAACTAATTCAATTCGCAGATAAATTTACCATTGTTGGTGATTGGAAGTTTATGGAAGATAGAAATGATAATGCAGGATTATTGAAAGCAAATCAAATTTACATCTATAATGCTACAACAGGAATGAGGATTTATTTAAAACAGGGTTCAAAAAACTATCCTTTTTCTTGTAAAAAGATTAACGCTTTGACTTCTGATGGATGGGTGTATGATGAAAAATGGGATAAATACAAAGTTTATCCTATTGGAAGTGATATTGATATTTCAAGCCGTTTATTTTTAGGTTTTTATAGCTCAAATTTTACCAAAATAGCCCTAAAAAACTTAGGCATCTACAACGATCAACTCCTCTCCAAAGACGACTGTATCAAAGCCTACAACTACCTCCAAACCCTAAAAGCAAAGTAACATTAAAAATTAATTGGATATGAAATACGCAATTGTAAACATCGTATGGGCAAAGTCCCACGGAGTAGAAGTCCTACCGGAAATGAGGACAAGTGTAGATCAGAGCAAGGTAATCTTGCATGAAGAGTTTCTATCACCTTTCGGCGAAGAGGAATTTCCGAAATATGAATCTACGGACCCGGAGTTTATGGAGCTGCTGGCAAGCGAAGAATGGGCTTTGCCGGAAGGTGTAGAGATTAACAGGGAATTTAGCCGGTTACTGGCTCTTGACCAAATGGACAAGGAGGCTAACGAAAAGATCAATACATACGGCTTAACGGCATCTGAAGCATTACGAGTTAAGAACCGGCACCCGATATGGAAGGTTGGAATTGATGTTAACAAGGGAGATCGATATCAGGAAGGTGACAAACTATTTGAATGCGACCTGGCTCACCGAACACAAGAAGACTGGCGTCCGGGACAAGGGGCACATTCGCTGTGGCACGAAGTGACGGAAGAACATACCGGTACTATTGACGATCCGATACCCTATAACGAAGGTCACGACCCCTTATTTGCTGGTATGATCCTCGAAAGCGGTAAGTATTACAAGCAGGATAATGTAACCTATAAGTGTACACGGGATAGCGGAATAGCCTTGGTGCAGGACTTATCCGCATTGATTGGTCACTACGTAGAAGTTGCCCTGTAGATAAGTTTATTCCGCCTTTTGTGCCGGGCGGCATCTAAATTCGACACGTACTTTAATGACAAGTTATTATGATTTGGTTAATAGTTATTTCTATCTTGATTATTGCGGCTTATACGACCGCAGTATGCGTTAAGCAGAAGGGTGTACCTTATTCGATAAGCGCCACGTTCTATGCGATAGAACATAAAGGATGGTTCCGCTTCACAATGTGGGCTTGTCCTATGGTGTTAATGCCAGCGATCTTGGAAGTCAGTAAGCCGGGGACGGAGTTTCTCGCTTACCTGGCGTTGGCCGGGATGATCGTTGTTGGGTGTTTTCCAGATTACAAAGCGGATAAATTCCAACACCGGGGACATATAGCCGGTGCAATGATGGCAATATTATTCTCTCAGACTTGGGCGGCTTTAAACTTCTGGCCTATGCTGCTCGCTTGGCTTCCATATGTTGGCTATACCGCACTAAACATGGCTAAGCAAGAAGAAGGAACATTCAAGGATAAATATATAGAAACGAAGCCTATGTTCTGGATTGAAATATTCTCTTTTGGGGTGATATACCTAATATGTCTCATGCTTAGAATTTAAAATAAATCCGCCTCCAGACTATCACAGACAGGAGGCGGCGTGTCGAACAGATTACCTATTTGGCAACCATTAATGGTACAAAGGTAATAATTCAAATCAAAAATGTATGGGTACATCTGTTAAAGTAGTGACGTTATCGGCATTCTATATGGAATTTTATGCTTTGATGTGGGATATGAGATGGTTGATGTTGTTGTCGCTTGTGTTGGTCGTAGCAGATCTGTGGTACGGGATTAGCAAGGCAAGAAGACGCAAAGAAGAAGTCCGTATTAGCCGGGCAATCCGTCGAACACTGATCAAGATCGGTGATTATATATGTGTGATAATACTCGCTGCGGTCTTGGGCAAAGCGATTGGGCAACCACTCGGTATAGATTATAGCATAATGGCTGTATGCTGCATGTGTCTTGCTTGTTACTGCGAGCTTGAAAGCGTCATCAGCAATTATTGCGAATGTAAAGGCATCCATTATCATATCAGTTTATGGAGTTTGGCAAAAGGACTTGTCGGCATTAAAAGCAAAGAATTGCAGGAAGTAATAGAAAACAGTATCATAGAAGAGAATAAAGAAAATGAAAAAGATTGACACAATTATCATCCATTGCTCGGCCACCCATGCCGGACAGGATATCAAAGCTAAGGATATTGATCGTATGCACCGTGCACGCGGTTTCAGCCAGATTGGCTATAACTATGTAATCAATTTGGACGGAACTGTAGAAACCGGTCGGCCACTCACGATCGCAGGGGCACATTGTATCGGTTACAATGATCATAGCATCGGGATCTGCTATATCGGTGGCATTGATGCTAACGGTAAACCTTTCGACACCCGGACCCCGGCACAGAAAGCGGCAATGGACGATCTGATAAACGATATTTGTCAGGTGTACGACATCTTCGAACTGCTCGGACATCGCGATACGTCACCTGATCTAAATAATGATGGCGTAGTTGAGCCGTTTGAGTTTATCAAATCATGTCCCTGTTTCGATGTCAGGGATGAGTACAAATCCTTTCTCAAACCTATAATTGTTAAACCGTAATCTCTGTGATTTATGGATAAAGAATCAAAAAACGAATTGATAGGCGGGTTGATTGGGTTAGTGGTAATAGTCCTGTTCTGCTTGCTTACATCTTGCCGTACGCAAGTCCGTTATGTCCCGGCTGAAACGGTCAGAATTGATAGCGTGTTCTTTAACTCGACCCGGATCGATAGCGTGCTTATACATGATTCGGTCTCTGTAATCCAAAGAGGCGATACCGTTGCCGAATATCGGTACAGGTACATATACAAGTACAAGGACAGGGTAGACACGCTATATATAAACCGAACAGATACTATCCGAGTGCCATACCCGGTCGAAATTGAAAAGAAATTGACAGTTTGGCAACGAACGAAAATTGAGGTCGGGGGCTGGGCTATAGCTGTTATCATTGTTACAATACTGATCATAGTTGGTCGGATGGTCTACAAACTAAAGAAATAGCTTTTTGTTCATAGTCGCTCTTTTTGGGGCTTTAGAGATAAAAGAAAAGCCCCCAACGTTTTCTAAGTTATTCCCCAATAAATTAAAAAAGACATAAATAAACGTCCGCACGTTGGAGGCTTGATATCTTCAACGCGAACGTTTATTTTTGTTTTAAATTCTATTTATTGGGGTACGACAAAGATAAACATAAAAATTAAAACAATATGTGCAAATCGGAAATCTTTGCCACTATAATGAAAGTCGTCTCCACGGAGACGGAAGTATCAGAATCTCTGATACTGTCAGATTGTAAATCAACAGACACAGTGGATGCTCGATATCTATTGGTGTATTTTCTCTCACAGAGCGGATTATATCCACCTTCTATCGCCTCCTATATACACAAAACTAATCGATCGGTAAACTATATTTTGGCTAATTTCGAAAACCGTTTAAAACAAGGAAAAATAATGAGAGTATATATGGAAAAGATAAAGAAGTCTTTAGGAAATAACTGATTCCCTACCTGTTTTTATGATTATAGTTTTGTGATGCGGTTAATGTTGACCGTAACTCTAAAAATATTTTTAATAAAATGGCAGCAGAAATAACAGATGTGATCTATGCGGATCGCGGAAGATGCTATGATGATGATCGCAGACGCGACTATGGTAGTGGCTGGGGAGCCGTAGGGGGTGCCCTTGTAGGAGGTGGTTTTGGTGCAGCAGCCGTATCGGTATGGGATAAAGTAAACGACACTAAAGCCTCTATCGAAGGAGTGAAAGCAACAGTACAGGAAGCTCGTGCTGGGATCTACAAAGATATCTCCGATAAAGCAGAAGGTACAAATGGTCGGATTGACGGTGCGGCTCGTGAGATCTTGAACAATCGATTTGCTACAGAGCGTGGACTTTGTGATCTGGGTTACAAAGTAAACAACGATATTCGTGATGCGAAAGATGCCAATTTGAACAGTGACCGTGCCATCATGGAACGTTTGTACAATATGGAGCGTTCGCAAAGCGATTGTTGCTGTGAGGTGAAAGGGTTGATCCGTGAAATCAAGAGCGATATCATGCTTCAGGCAGAACGTAACCATTGCGAAACTATGGCAGGACAGAAAGATTTGGCTTGTTTGATCAAGGACCAAGCTAAAGACCAGGAAATTGCCCGTCTGAATCGTGAATTGAAGCATAAGGATGATGTGCAACTTAACCAGAAACTGAACTTCTTGATTCAACGAGAAATCGGTGGAACGGCAGCGGCCACTGCTGTGTAAAGAAAACTGGAGGACATAATTGTTGGTTTAATGGCCAACATATGTCCTCTCTACCTTTTGAATAATTATGAAAGAGTATAAGATCCAGCTCATTTTACCGGCAAGGAACGAAAAGATGGCTAAAGAAGTAGCCGATGAAGCACAGGCATTGATAGATCGTTATGGTTCGATTACATTCCTGCGTTTAGTCGATTATATGAAACGGAATCCCGGTATGGTGGATATGGCACTAAACATGATATAATTATGAAGTTTGCAGAATTAAGACAGGGTGATGTGCTCCTTTCGCTGGAGCAAGATAGGAGAGGCTTTCCATATTGTGATATGGCGCAGATACAGCGTATTTCAGCACCAACAACGGGTCGTATAGGTAATGAGGGGCATTATCAGCAGATTGTAGATATGACCGTCAGCGATAGCATGGGCACCTATAAAATTACAGTTCCAGCAGATGCAGAAGAAAGCATTTATGAACGTATCTACTATACGACCAATCCACGTCTTATTGTGCAGGAAATGAATGTACAAAAATCACGAGTGAAGCAGATCCTTGACAATACAGACTTGTACAAGGCTATATATAAAGAATGCGACAATATCATAGGACGTATTAGTCAAACATCTGCTCCGAGCGAAAATTCATCCGAAAACGACTTTTCCAAGCGACTGAATGAGCAAGGAAGAATGCTGGAAGAAATTTATTCAGCATTGTTTAATAAAAAAGGAGGACAGGGAAATGAGAATAATCAAGATAACCCAGGATCGGGGGGAAAGAAAAAGTAGTTTGCCCAATGTTGGTGTAAAGTCAAATTGGAAGCAAGAATACATAAATCAATATGGTGAACATTTCAATGATAAGCTTGCAGATTTTGCGATCCTACACCTTAAAAACGTTGATGGCACTTCGCATGTATGGACTATGAGTGACATCGCGGCAGAATTTAAAGCCGCTGGGGTTCAAATGCCTGAAAAAAAGTACCAGAATGATCTTCGTTATGTCGCTAATTGGCTCTATAGTGACTGGTATCCTACAGCTATGCCGGCTCCAGCAGCTATCCTAAAAGCTGCAAAGAGATATTTGGATGACCCTGATGGTTTCGAAGGGATGATTTTTCAGGTATGGGTATTCTCTATGGAGAGGAAAGGAGTGAATATTCCTTGGGAAAAAATGGTATAAAAGAGATATAAATGAAAAGTTAAAAGTTATAGAATATCCTTATGATGGGATATGTAAGGTATTGTTAAAAATAGAATAGCGTTTACATAACATTCGAAAAATGTGTAAACGCTATTTTTTTATACTTTTCGTTTTGAAAATTTGTACTTTTCGTTTTGCCAATTATAATTTAACAAGTACTACACGCAGGACGGAGTATTGTACCTCTGCATACAGGCTATGACACCGGGACCGTACGATTTAAAGGATGTGCCGGCGCATGCGCAGCCGATCAAGCAGTAATGGGGTTTAAATAACTCATAGATTTATTTGGCTATTCCGTGCAATTTGGCTATGTTTGTAACAGTATAACAAAAGATTTAGAGCCTAAGAGCCATACCTGGTAAGAGTCATATCCTGCGGGGTATGGCTCTTTTTGTTTAATTTAAAATGAAAAAGAGATGAAGACAAATCAGGAGATGGTACGCTACATTGATAATTTTTCAGTGGTTCAACGAACAAGTGACGGATATTTTGATGGAGGAGAATTACTTCGTCAATGGAATAATGTAGATGAAAATCCAAGAAGACGTATGTCAGAATTTATAGATAGCCCTAAAACGAAAGAGTTTTTAAAGGCCCTATCTGTGGATGAAAGCCATAGGCTAAAAACCGACATTGGTGAAAATCAATTGCTTATAAAGGCAAAAGGGAGAAACACTAAAGATGGCAAAACTCCTGATAAAGTTTGGATGAATCCTCTCTTGTTCATCAAGTTTGCCATGTGGATCAATCCAACATTTGAGGTGAAAGTACTACGTTTTGTTTATGACGAGATGATCCGATATCGTAATGACGCGGGAGATGCATACAAAGAACTTTCATCCGCTGTTATGAAAATTGTCCCAAGCCATTTCATGCCGAAAGCAATGCAAAAAATAGGAGAGGCGTTAAACTGGATCATTTTTAACTCCCACGAAAAGATGTTACGGAATAAGCATGGAGATGAAGCAAGGTTGCGTGAGTTATGGCAATTAGAAAAGAAAATTGCCGGCTTTATAGAAGAAGGATTTATATCAACCTATGAACAGTTGATATCATATCTAAGAAAGCTGTATCGTAAAAACTGGGAACCAAAAGTACTAACGGTATAAAACATTTTTTGATAAGTCTTCATATAGATCATGCTGGTCTGTGAAGATAGGCATGAATATTTTTTAACTTGAATTTTGATATGGCAAAGTTATACACGAAATGCGATGAGATACCTCTTTGTAGGTTCATAGAGGCATACAATGGGAACTTGAAAGCGTTGATAATTTCCGGGAGGTCTTCGGACAAAGAGTTGCGTTTGATTTTCAGTAGAATCATGGATGAATATAACCAAATTATAGAAAATAAAAATTTACAATTCGCAGTTTCTAAACGTTCTTTGATCATAAATTATTATACTAAAATATCCATTATATCAGCTATATTAAATTTTATAAAACTAGGTAAAATAGATAAGATCTCCGATTTGCTTACTATTGTTGACATAAAAAATGTGAATATTGAAACAGTTGCGGATGCGGAGAAATTGATAAATAAAATAGAATCCTCATTGGCTTATATTAGGTTAAGATTGAAAATGGCTCAAGAGCAGCTTGATAGTACCAGTCAAATCAATAGAAAGGTAGATTTTACTAAAGAGCGAATGATTTTATCGGCTCATTTCAAAATGCGGATAGATGACAAGACATATACTGCGTCAGAATATGCAAACCTTATTAGATTAATGTTGAACGAAATAGAGGAGGTTAAAAAATATGGCAAATGAAACAAAAATAACGACAATCGTTGGAAAGGAGGCTTTTAGCCAGCTTGAAAAACTCGATGATTTAATAGGGAAGGCAAACGATTCGTATTTGATTGCGGCAAGAAATATGGCTAAGGGGTTGTCTTTTGAGCCTAAAAACATGTCCGAGTTGATTGAAAAGAATAATCAGTACATGGCTTCCCTAAAAGAGATACAGAAAGCTGAAACTGAAATTAATCGATTACGTCAAGAGAAGAACAAGGTAATACAGGAAGGGGTTAACGAAGTAATGGCCCAGATTAAAGCCGATCAAGAGGCGGCACGTATAGCTAAGGAAAAAGCCAAATTGGAAAAAGAACAGTCGAAAGTATCAAAAGAACTTGCTGCTACAGAAAAGATTAGAAAGCAAACTTCAGAAGATCTAAGTAGGGCTAAACTGGCTGAAGAACGAGCAACAATGGTAGCATCTAAGGCGGATAAATTACATGCTCAAAATGTGCAGTTGACTTCTGATCAGGTTGAAAACCTAATTTTAAAACTTGACACAGCAAATCTTTCTTACAAAGAGCAAGCTCGTATATTAAGTCAATTGAAGGCTTATTCCAAAACTCAAGTTGGCGGTATAGATGCAGTTAATCCCAAAGTGCTTGAGAATATCCAGAAGTTGGATAAACTATTGAAAGAGCAAGATGCTAAAATGGGGGTATATGGCCGAAATGTAGGTAACTATGCTTCTCATTGGGATGGATTAGGAAATGCAATCAACCAGTTAAGTCGAGAAATGCCTGCATTTGCAGTATCTATGCAGACAGGATTGCTTGCGATCAGCAATAACTTGCCTATTCTAGCTGATGAAATAGCCAGGATACGACGTGAGAATGTCGAATTAACAAAAAGCGGTCAAAAAGCAGTGCCGGTATGGAGGCAGGTCGCTGGGAGTTTGGTTTCATGGCAAACATTGTTGTCTGTAGGTGTTACGCTGCTGACTGTATATGGAGATAAAATATTTGATTTTGCTGCTAATCTATTTAAAAGCAAGGATGCTTCAAAGGCTGCATCTGATGCATTGGAAGACCTTAATTCTACAAGTGGTAAGTTTTTCGATGAGTTGAAAAATTCAGCATCCACCTATGGACAGAATGTTGTTTCCATTAAGAAGCTACAGGATGAATGGAATAGTCTGGGAGATAATCTTGATAAGAAGAAGCAATTTATCATTGACAATGAGGCTGAGTTTAAAAAATTGGATGTTTCTATTTCTAATGTGAATGAGGCAGAGAATTTTTTAGTTAATAATACTGACGCATTTCTGAAGGCGCTTGAGCAAAGAGCGAAATATACAGCTGCATCAAAATTAGCAGCAGAGAAATATGCAGAAGCGTTAGAATTAGAAGCAGAAGCAGAAGCAGAAATGAGGGAAAATAATCCTAATTGGTGGGATAAGCTCAATCCTCATAAAATACTTGACCCAACAGCCGCTTCTATGGCTGCATTAACGGGACAATTTGTTTTCTTTAATGAGTCATCTGAAAAAGCAGGAGATAATGCAAAAAAAGCAGCAGATGGAATAAGGGAGCAAGCTAAAGCTGCAAAAACGGCGGCTGATATTTATGTAAAAGCAATGTCCGACGCGCAAAAGGAAGAAAATAACATACTTGCTAAATCTGGAATCAGTAAATATTTAGAGGAAGAGAGAATAAAACGTGAGGAAGAACGAGCAAAACGTGAAGCTGAACGAAGAATGAAACTCGAAATGGAAGCCGAACGGACAATCCAGGAAGCCCGTATAAAACTGATGGATGAAGGTTTTGAAAAAGAGATAGAGACTCGTAATGCCCAATATCAAAAGAAAATAGATGATGTAAAGACAAAAGGAGTCCGTGTCAATGAGCGGATTGCCGCAATAGAGGCCATGAGAGACAAAGAATTGTCCGATTTTAGGGAAGAATACGAGGCCAAACGTGCAATGATTGATGCGCAAAATCGAATTTCCTATGCTAAAAAGGGTAGTTTGCAAGAGCTTGATGCACGGCTGGACATTCTTGAACTCCAAAAAGCCGCAGAATTGAAAGAGGCAAAAAAGACAGAAGCAAGCAAATTGGCGATAGAGAATAAGTACTTAAAACTTATAGAAGATGCTTATATGGAATTTGGTAAAGTACAACTCTCCCGTCAGCAATCTCAAAACGAGTTAGAATTGTCAGATCAGCAGATTTTCTTGAACAAAGAATTATCTATGCTTGAACAGCAATATTCTAAAGGAATAATCAAGAAAGAAGCCTACGAAAAGAAGAAAGCAGATTTGCAATATCAATATGCAGTTCAAGCCCTGCAACAGGAAATTGATCTGCTAGAGAAGAGTTTGTACCTGTTTTCTGGAGACGAACGCTTGGAAATGGAGAAAAAAATAGCCCAATTAAGGGTCCAGCTATCAAAAGAAACCACTGATAAAATAAATGCAGATGCAGAAAAAGAACTAAAAGAAAGGCAAAAGGTAGAGGAAGCAAAAAAGAAGTTGATTCAAGAAGCCGTAAATGCCATAGCAGAAATAGGATCTTCTATGTTTGACCGTAGAATACAAGAAATAGAAGCTGAGATTGACGCTAATCAAGAGGCTTATGATAAGAAGGTTGAAGAAATTGATGCTTTGGCCGAAAAAGATGTTATTACAAAAGAGGAAGCAGAAGCCCGTAAGCGCGTAGCAGAGGAACAATCGTCTGCAAGAAACGCCGAACTTGAAAAGAAAAAGGCTGATTTGCAAACAAGACAGGCACGATTTCAGAAAACAATAGATATTGCTCAAACTATAGCATCCACTGCGCAAGCTATAATGACCGTATATAAACAACTTGGAATATTTGCAGGCCCTATGGCTGCGCTTGTTGCTGCAACGGGTGCTATTCAGCTTGCTACCATTATAGCCCAGCCTATCCCCAAATATGCAAAGGGTACTGATTATCATCCCGGAGGTTTGGCTATTGTTGGTGATGCCGGTAAACATGAAGCTGTTATATCTGGAGGTAAAGCGTACATTACTCCTGACACGCCGACATTGATGCCTATACCTAAAGGGGCAGAAGTTTTGCCAGACATTAACGATCCTGAGTTTTATTCCCGTTTTATGGATAACAGTTATTGGTTGACTCATAACAAAGCCGGGGAACGGGTGCAGATAGTGAACCACTTTGATGCAGAAGGCATTATTCAAGCAAGCAATAAGACGAACAACGACCTAAAGAAAGAGATTCGTTCTTTGGGCAGGATCATATCTAAAGGGCAACGTAGAACAGAATACAACTCGTATAAAAACTCAAAATTGAATTGATATGATACGTGTACAGTTATTAATAGGCGGAAAGAAATACGAAGCCACCAACGATTTAGTTAATTGGGAAGATGTTGAAATATCGATAAAGAGAAAAGACTTTGGGGGTGTATATAGGACGTTTGGCGATTCATTTGAGTTTGCCGGTGATTCTTATATGCTCTTGGAGAACGAGTTCTTGACAAACTATCTGAATGCTTCTGCTGTGATAGTCATTGGGGTATTGAATAATTCTTGGACATATAATGAGAAGATCCGGTGTAATCTTGATTTTTCTTCATACCAAAATAATGGCAACACTATATCCATAAAGGCTATAGATAACAGTGCGGAGGCTATAATCAATGCTAACAAGTCACAGGTGTATGATATCCCTGTTTCAAGTCTCAAATCGGATGAGCTGTATTATGATCGCATGGAGCTGAACAACAAAGCGGATTTTGTTGTGATACCGACCGAAGAACAGACTGATGAAGGTATTTATAAAATAAGTTTGCCTTCCAATTTTATCTTAGGAGAATATAATTTTCCGGTTGGATATACTACAACTAATTTTCCCGTTAAAAACAAAATTGATGTTGGGGACGTTAATATAACAGCTCCAGACAATGCTAATTTTTATTCTGGGTATATGATTAAGGCGTTAACTCGCATAAGCATACAATATCGAATGAGTTTTGATGTATATGCTACAATAACAAATGGGAATGCAAGTAAATTGCGATTGGAAATCGCCAAATATGCAAGGGTGAAAGACGGAGGCAAACCTACACCTGTAATAATAGATTCTATATCCATACCTTTTAAGAGTAAAATCAGCATAGATAAGGCATATGATGTTGACTTAAAGGAGGGGGATAGAATTATAATGTGGATAGGTCAGGGTGATAGTTATGCCCTTTGGGAGGGAGATGTTATAATGACGGTTTCGAATGTAAAAGAAATTAGCGTATCTTATAAAGGTAGAAACGAACCTGTTAATTTCGATGTTTTCACCCCTAATAAATTACTCACCTCCATACTGTCCAATATGGGTCTTACCGATATGACCGGAGAAGTAAAGGAAGGTGATATTACGATACCATATATGATAGCAGCGGAAAGTATCAGAGATATCAAGAATGCAAAAGTCCATACCTCTTTCAGTAAATTTTCAGAATGGGCAAAAGCATGTCTTGGATATTACTACAAGATAGAAGGCAAGAAGGTTATATTTTGTCATTTGACTGAATTATATGATCCAGAGATGGTGAAAGAACTTGAGCATGTGAACGGGCTTGATATCTCAATTGACAACTCCTTGATATGCTCCGGGGTAGATGTGGGCTATGAGAAGAAAGATTATGATGAAATAAACGGTCGTGACGAATTTCATGTAAAGAACAGCTTTTCGACCGGTATTTCAATCAACGATAACATATACAAACTTATTAGCCCTTATCGTGCTGATTGTTATGGAATAGAGTTCTTGGCGCAAAAAAGAGATGAAGAAACAAAGGATGATAGTTCGGATAATGATTTGTTTTTTGTTGATGCTGTTTCTGTTTTGGATCCTTCTACATCTTCGATAAAGTTAAAATTAAACAGGCAAGGAGATCGGCCTTCCGGAGTATTATTTCCTTCTTCGGTATTTAATATTGCATATTCTCCAAGAAGGATGTTGCTTGCAAATAAGGATATATTATCATCTTGTACAAGCAGACTTGAGTTTACTGCTTCTGAAGGGAATGCTGATGCGGTTTTATGGCGGGAAAGTGAAAAGTCCCCCGTTGTATTAGACAGTCGTTATTTTAGAGTTGAAACTCTTAAAGTTGAAACGATAGGGCTGTCGCCATTTCCTGTTTTATGTGATGGTCTTATATCTTTTAATTATAACGGCAAAAAGTATACCGGTTATGTTTCCGATATAACAGAGTTTCTTGGTAAGAGACAGACAACGGAATATACTTTGATATGTAAAAATATCGATTAATGTTGTCTTTATTCTGAATAATTGCTACATTTGCAAGCATAGAGCCTAAGAGCCGTATACGTAGTTAACGCTGCGTATACGGCTCTTTTTGTTTGTATAAGCGTATGATAAAAATAAGCAGTGTATCTCCTTTGATATTTGACGTTGAAAGTACAGGCTTTGAACATTCGATCGATTATGTTCAGAAGTTTGAAAGGGAGGATATGCCTATCCTTATACAGATCGTAGATGTTCCAAACAAGACATTTACCATGTTACTTGTTGATTTATATAATGGGACTTCATATCAAATATCTCCACAAAAATACGAGATTAACGATTACAACACGTTGTATGAATTTACGATAAATCCTTCAAATAATGGGACCTATCAAGTCAGAATAACAAATGATCAGGGAGAGATATCTGTTAGTTTGCCTTTCTGTGTACATAGTTCATCATATACTCCATTTACAATGCAAATAGAATATACAAATGCAGATAATCAACAAGCATTTGGGGCTGTATTTGATATATCAGGGAATAAACGTGTATTTAAAACACGTGTAGAAGGAGGATTTAAATCTGATAGCCGGCAATTAGCTGTTGAAAGTGAACAATTCAGAACTCAAAAGCAAGAACCTATCAATCTATATTCTGTTCCCTATGAGGAAAGGACACTTCCGATTGGTGATAATGAAGGTGTCCCTTTTGAAATGGCCCGGCTTTTAAACAATATCTTTTGCTTGTCTTCTGTGAAGATTGATGGAGTGTCTTATACCAGAAGTGAATCAAGCGTACCGGAACAACAGGTTATTGCCGAGAGATATCCACAGTTCAATTATACTTTAACGGTGGAATGCTCCGAAAATGTTTCTTACAATGGTTTTACCGAATATCCAGATGGATCTGGTATTGTTGGAGAAGTCAGTTTAAACGTTTCTAATGCTAAAGACGGTCAAGTTTTAGTCTTTGACGGAAACGAAGGAAGTTTTGTTAACCAATCACATCTTGATTCGCTATGAGTATAAAAAAGTTAACAAAACGAATATGGTACGGGTCAGATACTACGGTAGACAGTGAAGGGAAAACTGTTGCTGCTGCTCCCCCTATTGCCACCAATGACGGTTCTGAGGATTGGGATTTGAATGGTCTTGTAAGAGGTGAATTATATCTCAATGATAATAAAGATGATCCTGCTTTGTTTTGTTTGGGTAGTGATAATTTACCCAAGCGAATAGGAGGTGGTACGGCTTCAGGAGGTGGAGGAATTGTAAATGTAGATGTAGACGTAAAAGAAGGAAGAGGCATTGATGTAAAAAAAGATTTGATTGGCGAAACTGTTATTTTCACGGTTTCGCATGAAAATACATCTTCAGCAGTTTCAACATCTAATTTTGACGATTTATTTGTCCAAAATATCGGTGTTGATGATTTTGGACATGTAACATCTGTAGAAAGTGCAAGGCTGGCGACTTATCTTGATGAGCGATATCTTCGCAAAGATATCGATGATACCGCCCACGGGAATATACTTTTTGACAAGAAGATCGGCTCTTCCATTTTCATAGATGGCTGGGAAGGTAAAGGCTGGGAGATCCAGAGTACAGGTGCTGCCATATTGGACTCGCTTCGTGTGAGGAGTGATATCTATGTGGGGGGGCGTATGGGTTCTCCTTCTTTTATATCTGGTTTCCCCGAAGGTACAGGATGGGATTTATCCCCTTATACGATAACTAATTCCGCAGGAGTAAAAGAAACCAGATATCGCCTTGAAATAGATGATATTGTAGCCAGAAAAAGTGCTCGTTTCTATGAGATGATCATATCTCAATTGAGAGGCGAGAATGATAATGTTATATTTTCCGGCCAAATGAAGGTTGCCTATTATGATTCGGCAGCCGGACGTCTTTATTTAGACACAGAACTTGGTATTTTATACAATCCTTTTAGGCCGGGTGACTTATTGGAAGTACAACGTTATAACGGAATACCTTCCTCTGACAATAACTATTATATTACGAAACAGTATGAACTTCAAGTAGAAGAAGTTGGTATTGGATCGCTTGCCGATGGAGAAGATAGATTGGATTGGATTACATTTAAAAATTTTGTTGGAAATCTGTCCCAAATCGCAGAAGGAGATGTTTTGACTCGTGTAGACTCCGCTACGGATTCAACAAGGAAAGGTATAGTCAAAATAACAACTATAGATGAACTTGGAACTCCTCATATAAGTGCCATATATGGCATGAAAACGAATCCAGACGATAGCCTTTTAGCTCGTTTGGGAAATTGTGCTGGCGTGAGGACAAAGAATGGCATACAGTTGACCGAGCAAGTAGGTTTATATGCCCGTGGAGCTTTTTTTGAAAATTCAACTATTGTTTTACAAAACGGAGATACCATTGAGCAGACCTTTATTGCCATGAACGGCAAATTTGAAAGCCTTATTGATGGCATCCGTAACGACATATCCGCAGAAGGTGGTAACATCCTTGTAAACTCTTCTTTCAGCCAGAATACAAACTATTGGACAGCCGTAAATAACGTTCATTTTATCAACGTAGGTGGAGAATATCTTTGGCTGGACGGTAGCTTCTATGTAGAAAAGGATCAAGTTGCCGATATTTATAATGACAACGGCCAAAACGTTCTGCGAATAAGGAACACGTATATCCTTCAGCAGAATGCTATAATGAATATCCCGGATCACACGGAAGAAGAAGAAAAGACGTATTCTTTCTCTTTGTTCTATAAGGTGCTCCGTCCCGGTTCTTGCGGTTTCGGTATTCCGGGGACCGAGTTGTATCATGAAGAGCAGCTATCGGAAAGCGACAGCTATCAAAAGCTGTCTAAGGTCGGGAAATGGAACGGGAAAGGTGATTTTGAACTGAGATTCACCGGTGAGATACTTATTTATGGTGTAGGGCTGTTTTCTGATGAGATTGCGGATGCTATTGTCAAGTTACAGACACAGATCGACCAGACAGACGAATACATCAAGCTGTTGGCTACTAAAGATTATGTAGATAATGAGACGGGAGAAATCTATGTGCACTTTGACAGTCAGTTGCAGATTACCGCAGAACAGATGTCCGGTATATCTACAAAGGTGGATAATATCAACAATACGATAGAAAGTGCCGGGTGGATCACGCAGGCGGATGGTGTTACTTTGTTTGCGAAGAAGGAAATGGAAAGCGGAAAGGCTATCGTCAATGCGATCAATGTCGGGACAGATGGTATCTTGATTCAGGCAAACAGAATCAATCTTGTTGGGGCTGTTACATTTTCCATGTTTGACTATTCTTTGCAGTCAACAATCAATGGAAAGGCAAATTCATCTTCTTTGGGAAGTTTGGCTTATGAGGATTATATCACCGATTCCGACTTGTCATATTCTTTAGCTCAGACTATTGCAAACAAAGTTAGTTCGAGCGCTTTAAAGAATTTCGCTCTTAATGGTGGACCAGATATTACCAAAGGTGATTTAGCAAATGCTTTGCAAACAGAGATAAACAATAAGCTGACGGGATCAGCAACGACAAGTGGAAATAAACTTGCGAATGTCATTATCAATGGTCAGACATTGATAGCAGGTGGATATATTCAAGCAGAATTAATTAATGTTGATGAATTATATGCGACAAGCCTTGCTGCTGTCAGAGGCTCTGTAGGAGGATGGTATATAGGAGAAGGATTTCTATCTAATTCGCCTGATGGAAATGGTGGGGGAGTTATATCTCCTTCTCATTTTGATATGTATAGTACAACCAGACCAGGGTATAATTTTTTGCACATGAATCCAAATTCCGATACGATTCTTGCTATCAGGGCGGATGATAAAACAGGATTGAGCATATACAGCCAAAATACAACAGGAACATGTCTTAGTCTATCTGCTCAAACAGGCAGTGCGGCTATCCATGCCACTGGTGGTGCGAGCTGGTATCAGAGAAAGGGCGAAACTTGGAATATGCCTGGTGTCTTGGGGGTTGCTTATTATGTAACAGGTAGCACATCGGGGAGTATGAATAAAGTGTGGGGAGAGGGGATTGTCTGGGGTAGATGTACGCGAAACGGAACCGGTAATTATACTATAGCTTTTACAAGAAATGGGAATACAGATATAGATTATATGCCTATAATTGGTGGGTATAATAATTTTTGGGGTTCATTTTGTATTACACAAAAAACTTCCAGTACATCTTTTACTTTTCAAGCTGTAGATACGGATGGCAAAAGTCACGATGCGTCATTTTATGTCATAATGGTTGGTAGAAACAGATCAACATAAATAGTAAATGTAAAAACGAAAAATCATGAAAGTAAATTTTAACGTATCTTTTAAGAACTATCAAGGTAAAGAAGTTGAAAATCCGAAGACTGGCGAAATCCAATCTTTGAAAGACCTTATTTGTGCACAACTTTTTTCTTCCGGTGAAAACCTATCTGCCGAAGAAAAGTATGAGGCATACAAGTTAATGGTGCGTATAAGCCCGTCAAATGAAGCAATTGAGATTGAAGACAAAGATTCAGTCTTGATAAAAAGAGTCTGTGAAAAAGCTTTGACGGTTGGAGCTTATGGGCAAGTTGTTGAACTTTTAAAAGGCGAATAGTATGGAATTGACCAACGACACGAGAAACCGATCCGGTTACGCAGAGGTTTCAGGTGTAAAATTAAATTACACCATAGTTCAGGAAACCGGGAAGCCGGTAGAGTCGGTTAGAGCCGATGTCCTTAAAAATGACTTAAGGATTGGAACCGTAAAGATTGAAAAAGACGGTCGTATGTACATCTCTTTGGATAAAGCAGGTATTACCGAACCTTTGGATCAGATTGCTATCATTTCACAGGCAATAAACGATTCCGCGCAAGTATTTAATGAATCAGTAACAGAGTAACCCTTATGGCAGCAGGAGATATCATATTATCAGACGGGACAACGATCACGCCGGAAGACTTGCAGAAGATTGCGGCAGCGGTGGAGGATTTGATTGCGTCTACGGCGAAAGATCCGGGGCAGTACGAAGAGGTTGATTCTCTTGTGGGAATTTCGTCTTTGCCGACCTTTCAGCAGTCGGGAAACACGTTTAAAACGGTTCGTGCAACCATCAAAGCGTTGCAAGGCGTGGATGGTAAAACCCCGCAGTTTAAAATTGGTACGGTATCAGAAGGAGATTCTCCATCTGTTACATTGACACCTGGAGGTGCGGACGGTTCGGGAAATCCGATATACAATATCAATCTTGTCCTGGCAAAAGGCAACCCCGGTGATCCGGGTACAGACGGGAAAACTCCCAAGTTTGAAGTCGGGGAGATTGTTACATTGGAACCGGGACAGCCTGCTACCGTACAAATATCATTTAAAGAGAATGATGTTGATGGTTCTCCGATATATGAGATTTCTATGTCGTTGCCTAAAGGTAGCAAAGGCGATGCCGGGGATAGTGGTAAAACTCCCATCTTAGAATCCGTCAACGCCACCTCTGGTGAAACCCCTTCCGGCAGCTTTACCAAGAACGGAGTAGACGAAGATGGCAATCCCAAATACATTCTTAACCTGACTACCCCTAAAGGCAAAGACGGTCAGCCGGCAGTCTTTGAACAGGGGACAACGACAACTCTTAATCCTTCAGAAGAAGCTAGAGTTGAAGTTGTGGAGAATGGAGAGACGCCCGAAGGTAACCCGAAGTACATTTTGAATTTCTTCATTCCCCGTGGTCAGACGGGACCCGCCGGAGCAGGGACGGGTAATGTGCTTGTTGACACTGCTGGGCTTGTTTCAGGAAAGAAGTATTTGTTTGTTCCGGATTCAGACAACAGTTCATCCGGTACGTTCATGGAATATGTCGAACCGGTCATACCAACCAAAACAAGTGATCTGACCAACAATAGCGGTTTTATCACAAAAGCGGTAAACGATTTAACAAATTACTATCTAAAGTCTGAAACATACACAAAGGAAGAAGTCCAGTCTTTGATATCAGCCATTAATAGTGTAACGCTTCAGAAGGTTGAATCTCTCCCGGAAATGAGGGAAAGTAATGTTATCTATCTTGTCCCCAAATCCGGGTCGGGAAACGATATCTACGACGAGTATATCTTCATAGACGGGAAGCCGGAGCATATTGGTAGTACGCAGGTCGACTTGTCGAACTATGTGCAGGAAGCTCCAAAGGACGGAAAAACCTACGGGCGTAACAATGGGGCGTGGTCGGAGATAGTGGCGAGCAATCAGTACCTTGACTTGACAACTTTATTTCCAAATGAAAGTGGTGCATTATCAGATGAAAACTATCAAAAGATAGTTGATGCAGTAAATAAAGGAATAACAACAGCAAGAATTGAAACGGATCCTGATGGATTTAGCCCGATAACAATTAGTAATTCTACCGAAACATATAGTATTATAACAAATATTTTAGCGGTAGATTCCAGTGATCACTCTATAGGGTTAATGGTAACAACCGTAATTATTAATAAGAGTAACAAGACCTATACTTCGGTATCTAATCAACAAAGTTTACAAAATACTGGTTCCGGTACAAAATACCTCTCCGACAACGGTCAATACCGCACTCCCTCTACCGCCACCTCCACCACAGCGGGGTATATGTCGGCGGAGGACAAGAAGAAGGTGGATGATATAGTAAATTTCGGCACAGGGAGTAATACTGTCACCACTCTTGTGAATATACCGACAAGCAAGAGGTTGGTTAAGGCTACCCTATCCTCCGCTTCAAACCTGTCGATAAATGAGTCTGCAAGGGCACTGAATGTAGGCGAAGAGATATACCTTGATTGTAATCCTACTGCTTCTTTTACGCAGCCTATCCCTACTACTGGCAGTTTTAGATTAATGTCCGGTAGTTCTATTACCACTACTTCCGGCGTGCCTTTCGAGATGTCCATCTTGAAGATCGCTACGAGTGGTGTCATGTATTCAATAACCGTTAAAGAGAAAGATTGATATGTTGAGAAGAAGGACGGTAGGAAGTAAGAAGCTGGTGCTCTTTCAGAAGCGATTTTATCCGGCAGGAAATTACACATGGGTTGTGCCGGCTGGATGTACGGAGGTTGATGTGTTTCTTGTCGGAGCCGGTGGAGGATGTTCACATAATTCAAAATTAGGAGTTCCTGGAGGCGGTGGAGGTGGCTATACTAAAACATATAAGAAGGATACCGCTGGATATAGAGATGGCAACGCGATAACTGTTACACCAGGACAAACTATTGAAATTATAGTTGGTGCAGGAGTTCGTGGCGCAAATGGGGGATATTCACAGTTTATGAGTTCGCTTTACCGGGCTGAAGGAGGTCATTTGTCTCAATGGAATGGAGACGGAAATGGTGGTTCGGGAGGTGTAGGGGTAGATAGATCTACTCATTCGGTCGGAGGCTCAGATGGTACAGGCAGTGGTGGAACATCGGGGCAAGGACATACGACGCGTGATTTTGGGGAATCTAATGGTAAAAGGAATGCAGCAGGTGGGGCAAGCTCCTATAATAAATTAGGCGGAGAGACATCTAAGCCGGGCATATCAGATTATACGGAAGGAAGTGGTGAGGGCAGTAATGAAAGTAGTTCTGTGGCTTCTGGCTGGAGCGCCGGACTTGGTGGCGGCGGCTACGGTGGTGGAGCTGGGGGAAATGCATCGAAAAAATCGACGAAAGGTGGCGATGGCACTGTCCTGATCCGCTATTGGGCTTACGAAGAATAAAACAAATATAAGCGATATGAGTAAATATATATATATACAAAAAGACGCAGCAAACATATATGTCACAATGCCGGAAGAACTCGATACCGTTAACTATGAGGTCGGCACGACATGGGAGGATTATGTTGCAGGAAAGTACGTTTTGCTGACAGAAGAACAGATTGCCCTTAAAGAGGCAAACGAAGGTGCATCCGTAGAAGAAGTGTTCAATATGCAATTGACAACCATTCCCGAACCGACACCGGAAGAAAAACTTCAAACTGCAAAAGACTTGAAACGTCAGGAAGTCTACAACACCGACTACCGGCACTATTACATAGAGGACAACGATGTATATACATACGACCGTTTGTCTCTAAAAGACCAGTGTGCCCGAAAAGATACGGTTGAAGTAAACGGAAATTCGTATAAATCAGCTCTGTTATTGGAAGCTCTCAATGAGATGGCAGACTACAATGATATCTGTATAGGTCTATCAGAAAAGTTTCTCTCTGATATTGAAGCAGCCGAGACAGTGGAAGATGTAGAAGTGATTGAGGTGACAGGCTATCCCGATGTAATCCATAGGACAACAGCCGAATTACAGGAAGCCGTAAACTACACGGAAACGCACGATTCTGAGAAGCAGTTATCCCGTATCACCCGTAAATCTGTGTCTGCAATGTCACTGACGGATGATGAAGCGATTGGTGCCAAATACGCACATGCGGAATGGAAAGAATTTATTAACGGGAAGTTGGAAACCGGCAACCGGGTAATTAACGATGACTGGTTATGGAAAGTCCGGCAACCGATAAATCCGGTTCTCGAAATATATCCTCCTTCGGTAGATACGGCTGCCCTTTATGAGCGCATGGACGAAAATCACAAAGGCACTGAATACGATCCCAAACTCTATGCGCCAGGCATGACGCTTGAACAGGAAAAGTATTATACGGAAATGGAAGACGGTGTAAGGAAGAAATATTACTGCTTTTATGGTACGATTAATCCGGTATATGCCCATTTGAAAGAATTGATTAACATAAATGTAAGATTGGTATGATAACTATTTTGACGATTATTTCAATGCTTGTTATTGCGGCCTACACGGCTGCCGTGTGTGTAAAGACTAAGGGTGTACCTTATTCCATAAGTGCTACCTATTACTATCTGGAGCATAAATTGTGGTTTATGGCAACGATGTGGCTGACTGCCGGTTTATTGATGCCTGCAATATTGGAGGTAAGTAAACAAAACACGGAATGGATTGCATTTCTGTCCTGTGCTGGCATGTTCTTTGTTGGTTCAGCTCCCAATTTCAAAGATGATTATGAGAGCAAGATACATTCTGCTGGAGCAATCATCTGTATTGCCGGATCGCAACTTTGGGTGGCATTGAACCTCTGGCCAATGTTGTTAGTATGGCTTTCCTATGTAGGGTATACTGTATTAAGCATTGCCAAAGAAAAAGAGGGCACATTTTGGTATAAGTTCTACCAGAGCAAGCCGATGTTCTGGATTGAGATTTCTTCATTGGTGGCTGTTTATCTCTGTGTATTAATTTGCATATAAAGATATGGAAGAAGAATTATTGACAACCCTTAGCCGCCTGTCGAACGTGATAGGCGGCTTTGTAACCGCCGTACTGATCCCCGTTGCCGGCTACTGGGGCTACCGGGAATATAACAAGCGCAAGGCGGCTGCTGAAGCTAAAAAGGCGGAAGCGGACAATATCACGCAATATGCTGCTGAATGGAAAGAGCTATACGAAAAGAAAGAACGTCGCGTCGGCGAACTGGATGCTAAAATTGATTCCCTGTATGAAAAGATAGACGAATACCGAGGGCGTGTCCGGGAGTTGACCGAGAAGAATACGGAGCTTATGATCAAGAACAACGCGTTGGAATTTCGCAAGTGTAACAAGCATGGATGTTCAGATCGTGAACCACCCAGCGAGTTTTAGTAAAATCGACAGATTAATGTGTAATTAAATAATGGAGGAATTTATTATGACAGCAAGAGGACTTAGAAATAACAATCCCGGAAATATCCGGATCAATGGCGACTTATTTCAGGGCGAGGTGAGACCAAGCAAGGATAAGTCGTTTAAGCAATTTACA